CGCGAAGATGGCCGAAGCCCAAGCCAAGATCAGCAAGGAGACGGATCCGGAGAAAGCCAAGGCGGCGCTCGATGCGCTGGAGAAATCCTTGCGCACAGGCGACCTGTTCGCTGACATGCAGGTCAAGGCCGCGCTGACAGCCTATTCGCAAAACAAGGCGCTTTATGAGCAGCTGAAAGCGGATTCGCAATCCTCCGGAGGGATCCTCGACAAGAACCTGGCCGAGCGGCGCGAGACATCTAAACAGATGTGGGACGAGCTGGGCCAGGCGGTCAGCGATGGCATGCGCAGCGTGGGCGACGCCATACGCCCCGTGACGGACGCGGTGGCGCAGGGGCTGACTTCGGTTGTCCGTGGGCTCACCAACCTATCGGACGGTGCGCAACCGGTGGTATTGGGCATTGCCGGTATCACTGCAGGCTTGATGGCTCTCAGAGCAACCGCCAACGCGGTCAAGCTCGGTAAAGGGCTTTACAACATCTCGCGTGGCCGCGCGATGGAGCGAGGCGCCGGCGCCCTCGGTGACGCCGTCAGCAAGGCCCCGAAAACCGGCATCAAAACGGTGGATAAGGGGCTTGGGGTTCTCGGCAAGCTTATGGGGGGTGGCAGTGATGCCGCCGCAGGGCCCGGCAGCGAGCCGCAACGCGTCTTTGTGGTCAATGCTGATGCTATCGGGCGTGCGGGCTCTACGGGCCCTGGTGCGGATCCTGGCGGCGCTGAAGGGCGGCGTCAGCGTAACCGCCGTGGTCGGCGTGTTGGTGCGGGTGTCTCCCGTCGTCAGCGGCCTGCAGTGCGGGCTATCAGTGTTCCTGCAGTACCAGCGCCTGCAGTGCGGGCTATCAGCGTTCCTGCAGTGCCAACACCTGCAGCACCCTCCCTGCCAAAAATGGCAATGGCTGCGGGCGTTCCGTTGGCTGCAATGGCAGAAGGTGCGGGTAGTGGGTCGTTCGGCAGTGCGGTTAGGGCGGTAAGGGGGGTTACCCGTGCTACCAAGCGCATACCGGGCGGGTCGGTGCTCGATGCTGGCGTGGGCGCTCTAGACACCGCGCTCAATGCTACTACCCAGGACGAAAAGGCCGAGGGTTACGGCGGTGCCGCTGGTGGCCTGGCGGGTGCGCTGGCGGGCGGGGCTGCTGGTGCTGCTATTGGCTCTGTAGTGCCGGTAATCGGTACGTTTATCGGTGGTGCGATCGGCGCCGCCCTGGGCGGCCTAGGGGGCGAAAGCATCGGGGGGCTGTTGGGCAAAAGTTGGTTTGGCAGTGACGACAAGGCCGAAGAGGCGCCGGCCGGGAAGCCTGCCGCTCCAGGCGATGCGTTACGCGTAACGCCGCCACCGGCCGACCCAAGTAAGCCCGCTGCGCCTTCGGCGCCTGGTGATGTAGTGCGCGCCATGGAGGTATCGCCAAAACCGCCGGAGATTGCCAAGCCGGTAGAGAGTGCGCCGCCAGTGCCGCCAAAGGTGGAGCAGGCCTTTACCTTTTCCCTGAGCATGCCGGTAACCGTCCAGGGCGACGTAAAAGACCCCGCGCAATTGGCCCGTGAGCTGGAGCCCCACTTTCAGCGCCAATTGGAGGCCTTTAGCCGGGATCTGGCGGCACGCCAGTCATCCGCCCAGTTGTTCGATGCTCCCCACGTTTAAGGAGGTGCCATGGCTTACATGGAGCAAATGCAATCAGTGCTGAAATCGTTGCTTGCGGCGGGAGAGTCTGGCCGTACCAGCCTTGACGGGATGTTGGGCCCGCTTAGCGGCGCAGTCAGTGACATGACGAGCGCGGCGGCCGATCTGGAGGGGGTGCCCTTTATTGGTCCAGCGATCGGCGCCAAGGTGCAGCGAACCATGCGGGCAATCAATGCGGCGCAGTCAGTCGTGGGGCAGGTGGCGGCCAAGTACAATCAGGGTGTTGCCGCTGCTGGCCAGGTCCAAGAGCGCCTGGGTTCTCTCAAGGAGCAGGCGGGCAAGGCGGGTGCGGCGATCAATCGTATCGCCGGCCAGGTCAGCCCGTCGTTGAGCAACATCATCCCAACGGGGTCGTTTGCGCCGCAGATGACCCCGGCGGCCGAGGCGGTAAAACCGTTCCCGCATCTGCTGATCATGCAGCCGCTGGAGCCAAACGCGCAGCCGTATTACTTCAACCTCGACACGGCGGCCTTTGAAGAGCTGCGCCGGCAAACAGCGTTCCGCTGGGCTGGTCAGGAGCGACTGACGCGCAGCATTGCGCAGCAAGCGGTGGGTCAGGGAGAGGACAAGATCAGCCTCAAAGGCGCGATCTTCCCGGGCTTCAAAGGCGGGCTTAAGCAGATGGATACGCTACGAAAGATCGGCGGCCGATTGCGGCCGTTGAACTTGACCACCGGTTACGGTGAAGTCCTGGGCACCTGGTGCCTGGTCAACATCGAGGAGGAGCAAAGCCACCTGCTCGCCGGCGGCATTCCGCGTAAGCAATCCTTTTCGTTGGAGTTTGTCAGCTATGGCGACGACCTGCAGAACGTCTGATGGGGACTTGTTAGACACCGTGTGTCACCACTACTACGGCCATCTAAACGGCACGGTGGAGGCGGTGTTGGCGGCCAATCAGGGCTTGGCCGATGAGCCCCAGCCTTTTCGTTCGGGTGTGATCATCTTCTTGCCGGATCTGCCAGCGCAAACGCTGGAGAGTATTCAGCTTTGGGATTGATTCGAGCCCGTTACGCGTAACGAAGCCCCGCCTTGAGCGGGGTTTCTTATTTCTGGAGCAGCACCATGAAACCGACTTATCGCATCGTTGCGGATGGCAAGGACATCACGACCTTGATAAGTGACCGACTGCTGAGCCTGCGCACCTCAGATAAGCCCGGCATGGAGTCGGACGACTTCGAGCTGCGCATTGATGACCGCGATCAGGCAGTAGCGCTGCCCTCGCGTGGCGGGGGCGTCGAGATTTATCTGGGCTATGTTGGCCAGGCCCTGACCCGTTTGGGTCGTTATACCGTCGATGAAATCGAGGTGTCCGGGCCGCCCGATACAATAGTGATCCGTGGAAAGGCCAGCGACATGCGCGGCAGCGGCAAAACCGTGCGCAGCGGCTCGTGGGAAAACGTGCCCCTGCAACAAATTGTGCGTGACGTGGCTGCGCGCAATGGCTGGCAGCCGGTATGCCCAGTGCAGACGAAGGTGCCCCGCGTCGACCAGCTCAACGAATCTGACTTTAACTTCATTACGCGCCTGGCCAAGCAGTACGACTGCACGGCCAAGCTAGCCGACGGCAAACTATTGGTCATGCCTCGCCAGGGTGGGCAGACCGCAAGCGGCAAGAGCCTGGTCCCGTTGGTTTTGAATCGGTCCGATCTGAGTCGGTACCAGTTCCGCCTCGGCGATCGCAACACGCAAAAGGCTGTGCAAGCCAAGCATCAGGACAAAAAGACGGGGGCCCTAAAGGTGGTCCAGTTGGACAACGACGAATTGCCCGACGGATTGCCGGCGGTGCATACCGACCGCCATATCTACCCGAACAAATCTGCCGCCGAGCAGGCCGCCAAGGCGCGGTTGGCCGCGTTCAACCGCAGCTCTGCAGGTGTGCGCCTGGAAATGGCCGGCCGTACTGATGTATTTGCCGAGCGCTCAATCATCGTCCAGGGCATCAAGCCTGGGCTCGATGGGGAGTATCTGGCGGATGCTGTGGAGCAGATGTTTACCGCCGATGGCTGGACGACCACCGTTGAATGCAACGGCGGCAAAAAGGGCAAGGCCGGCGCCAAGGGCAAGAAAAAGAAGAAAGAAGCGAAGCCGCTCAAGGTGGAGCAGCTGTAAGAGCGCTCTCGCGCAACAACCGACAAGCCGCCGTGAGCGGTTTTTTTACGCCTGGAGTTTGATATGCCGATTACCAAGGAACAGTTACTGCTGATTCTCCCCAATGCCCGCTCTACAGCGGGCATTTTTGTGCCTGCGCTCAATCGATCCATGGCCCGTTACGACATTGGTTCGCCTGTTCGGCAGGCGGCGTTCCTTGCCCAGGTCGGGCATGAGTCCGGCAGCCTGCATTACGTGCGCGAGCTGGGCGGCGATGCTTACCTGTCCAAATACGATACCGGCAAGTTGGCCCAGCGCCTGGGCAACACGCCCGAGGCTGACGGCGATGGCCAAAAGTATCGCGGCCGTGGCTTGATTCAGATTACCGGCCGCCACAATTACAAGTTGTGCGGCCAGGCGCTGGGCTTGCCCCTGCTGGAGAACCCCGAGCTGCTGGAGCAGCCCGAGTTCGCGGCGTTGTCGGCTGCCTGGTTCTGGTGGGATCGGGGCTTGAATGAGCTGGCCGACGCGGGCCTGTTCGATCGCATTACGCGGGTGATCAATGGCGGCACCAACGGCCAGGACGAGCGCCGCGCGCTGTGGGCGAAGGCCAAGGAGGTGCTATGTCCGTCCTCGACCTGATTCCTGCGCCCCTTCGCGCCTGGGCGATCGCCCTGGCGCTGCTGTCGATCGCGGTCGTCGCCGCTGGCAGCGCCTGGAAGGTTCAAGACTGGCGCTATGGGAAGACGCTCGCCGAGCAGGCCCGCTATGCCGCCAGTCAGGCGCAACAGCGCGCCGAAGCCGCCACCTTGGCGCTCAGTCAGGAACAGGCCAAGCGGGTCGCCCTGGAGGCGCGGTTGGTGGCCAGTGATCAAACCCACTCCCGAGAATTAACCAATGCTCATAAAAACCAGCAACGCCTTTCTGATCGCCTTGCTACTGCTGATGTGCGGCTGTCAGTCCTACTTGCCGCCACCGACGCCGCTGCAGGTCGTAACGACCTGCCAGCCCCTGCCGGCGCCGTCGGCGTGGTTCATGGAGGCACAAGAGCCGAACTTGACCCAGCGCATGCTCGAAGAATTGTCAGCATCACCGGGGACGGCGATCGCGGATTGATTGCGCTGAAGGCGTGCCAGGGCTATGCCCGGGGCGTTTGGGAGGCCAGCCAGCGGCCGGCGGCTCCGTAGCTGACCGGCTGTCGGCTGGTCATAACGTTGAAACCTTTGATCCGGGGCGGCAATGGGGGCTACTATCGGGCGTCTTTGCTGGCGTCTTACTGGCAGTCGAGCGCAGCGAATTGCCACCGGTGGACCCGGGGGCGAAAAAAATTAAACAGTTTAGATGTTAAAACGGAGGCGCCTTTGCTATTCTTTTGGCGTCCGGCGTTAGCCGATAGACAAGAATTTTAAGATTTACAAGGGCTTAGAAAAAAGAAAACCCCAGGCCTGCAAGCCTAGGGTTTTCGGTGATCGTTCCGAACAAACTCTGGAAGACCGCGACAAGGTCAGAGTTTAGTGGACGGTCCCCTTCGAAGCAAGCCCATTGCTTAGGGGAAAGCAGCATGTCCGCCATGATGGCCGAGGACAGCCCGCAGGCTTTAGTCTGGGGCCGTTCAACTTACCCGTACCCGGGGCTCTACCTGGGGACGGGGAACCGCTGTGGGCACGACCCACTGACGCTGGCCGTCGACCGGCTGAACCTGCACGAGCCGAGCGGTGGTAACTGGCCGAAGTTGATTCAGGTCGGTATCGACCGTATTCAGGCCTATTTCAAGCAGGCTGACGCCTTGCCACCCCTGGCGCATCTTTCCAAGAAGCAGAATCAAGACGGCTCCATGCGACAAAACCGCAGCGAGGCTCGCGAGGGGCACGCCCTGGTACTGTCGGTGATCTTTACTTACCTCGACTTGAAGTCGTTGCGGGTGGGCTACTACACCAGCACCGGCGCCTTCGTCAGTATTTCCTTTTTGGAAATTGCCCGGCGTTGCGACATGACCTGCCAGGTCAAGGTGCGCGACGATGCTGGCCAAGTCGTTGCCGGTAAGTTCAAAGAGGTGCCGACCTCGCGGTTCTGGCGCACGGTGCGCGACCTCAAGAAAGCCGGGGCCATTAGCGTTTTCGAACAGTACGAGGAAAAGGACGCCGGCAAACGCGCCCTGACCGCGATCAAAGCCTTTAGCGCGAAATTCCTGCAGCTTATCGCCGGTTGGACCGCCAAGCGGGTCGAGAGCGCGCGCAAGCGGGCGCACCAGCGAGTCGGCGGCTTCCTGCTGGGCGCGATTGACGCGGGTATTGAGAACGTCAACCAGCGCAAACAGTTGGTCAAAGAGATTCAGTCAGCCAACGTCAAGCGCGAGCTGTTCGGCGCCCCGATCGCCAAGAATCGCGCCCCCAGCATTGGCAGCGCGCGGGAGTCCGTCGAGGCGGCGCTGAAGCAGGAATACGCCGAGCACGAAGCCAAGGTGCTGGCCAGCATCAAGGCCGCCCTGGGCCGTCCGCCGCGCGGAATGGAGCAACTGAAGTTGCAAGCCCAGCACGGCTGGATCAAGTACGACGACTTTGTGCGTCGACGACTCGACGGCGGCAGCTAGCCCGCCACCCTCCCCAGCATTAACCCCTTTCCCCTGATCGCCAGGGCGCCCCGCTATGGGCGCTTGCTGGCGATTCTGCGTTATTCCCGTCCCTCCCCTCGGCCTTGGCCGGCCAAGTCGCCCAAATCGGGCCAGGCTCGGCCCCATGAGCTTCTTTCGCCCCCACCAACACCTACCCGAGCCGGCCGCGACGCCGCGCGGTAAAAAATTAAGTCACACCTCCCAAATATTAAGTCCCCCATTAGTTGGATTAAGTCGGTGTTGGTCTTTCCCCTTGTACAACTAGAGAAGCCTGGCCCGCCTACGGCAGGCCTATAAGGCCTCGGCTATGCCGAGAACGGTTTACCTGCGCCTGAGCTTCGCCCAGGCAGTTCGGCCGCCCGCAGTTCGTGCCTACGGCACGGCGGGACGTGGGTCGCTGAAGCGGCTGCCGCCGTTCCGTCAGCGAGGCGCCTTCCAGTCGCTGTGCGCCGCACACAGAACAAATACAACCCATAGACCGCGTGGCGGCCCTTCGCTCCTTCACGCGCCGCCTACGGCTGGCCGGTCGCGCAAGCGCTCCGGCGAACAGTGAGGGGGGGTGGGTCACGATCGGGGCGGCCGGTGGCCACGTCGGCGCCTAGCCGATCGTGGGCGGATTTTTTCCGGCCTGCCCAGGTGCAGTACCGCCGATCGGCCGGCCGCGATCGATTCAAAACGGGTGTCATTGCTAATTCGCTATTGTGCGAATTAGCTAATTGGTTAGAATGCCGGCATGGCCAGGCACTCCCGCCCGGGCCAGCCGTTGCCGGTCGCGGCCGGCAGCATGTTTTGGAGGCGCCCCATGTTTGTATTGGTCCGTGACGGGTCACAGCTTGACTGTGCAACGCAGGAATTAGCCGAGGCTTGCCGGTTGGCGCTGCGCGGTGCTGCGGATCTGCTGGAGGATGGCCGGCCGGTGGATTGCCTGGCAGTGCTGGGGCTGGATCGACCGCAATTGTTTGATGCGCCTCGGGTCGACCAGTTGCGCCCGACCCCGGCGGAAGTGCGCGCCCTGGTCGGCGTGCTGGGTATGTCCGGTGCCGAAGTGGCGCGCCTGACCGGCACGACGCCGCGCAAGGTGCGTGCCTGGTTTGGCGGCGAAGATGGTGCGCCCTGGGCGGCCTGGCATGTAATGGCCGTTTACGTCGGTCTATCGCGTCCCATGCGCATCGATAGCTATTGAGCTAATTAGCGATTGTGCGAATTAGCTAATTGTGTAGAATGCAAGGCACGACCGGGCGCTATCGCCCAGGCCAAACCGGAGTACTACCGATGACCTACGCCACGACGATCGTTTTCAACCCTTCCCGGATGCCTGCCAATGCAGGTCAATTCAAAGCCCCGGCGCCTCTCAAGATCGGCGAGTTTCGCCGGCTCATGGACCGCCTCAGTCATGTGCGCAACTGGCTGACCGGCGGCACGGCCGAAGAATTCAAGCGTCAATCCGTTGCGGCGCAACTGGAGCCGATTGTGGCTGAGCTGGTCGCCGCGTTGGCTGTGTTGCCGGCCCGCTTTGCCAGTGATGCCGAAAGTGCGCGCCAGGCAATCGAGTATGCCCGCCGGGTGATCCAGCGGTGGCATGCGGCGCAGTGATTGCGCCGGTTACATGGGGTCGCTCCGGCGGCCTTTTTTATTGTCTTGCGAATTAGCTAATTAGCTATTGTGCGAATTAGCTAACGGTGTAGAATGGCGTCACGGCCAAGCAATACCGCCAGGCCAGCCCGGAGCTATCCCGATGACTCAAGCGAAACCCCTGACCCATGCCCAGCAAGTCGCCGCCGCGATCTTTGATCAGCTCGGCGCCCGTAAATTTCTGGTGATGACCGGCGCCCGTGATTTGGTGGCCACCGCCCAAGGCCTGCAATTCAAGCTGCCGGCCAACCTCGCCAAAGGCGGCGTGAACATGATTCGCGTCGAGCTGAACGCCCTGGACACCTACGATGTGATTGCCGGCCGTTGGGCTCGCCTGGAGTTCAAAGAGAAGGCCCGCGAAGACATGATTTATGGCGAGGATCTGCAATGCGCCTTCACTCGCCTGACCGGCCTCGATACCCACCTGTAAGGAAGCCGCCCCGGCCTCGCGGCCGGGGCACTTGATGGAGTGCCCGCGATGGCCCGCAAAACCAAGTCGATCCAATACGTGCCTTTGGAAGAGCGTCCCGAGGTCATAGACGCCATGGCGTCCTTGTCTGCTGATCCGGCCGAGTTAGAGGTGCGCGCCGAAAGCGCCTTACAGGTTTACCATGACGCTATGTTGGTCGCTGATGTGCAGGCGCTGGACGATGCCCATTTAGTCTTTGAGGCTTGTGTGGTGAAACTCAACGGCGGTACATCCTTTGGCTGCGCCGAGGTTCAAGACGCCTTGGCGGCCAAGTTTGCCGCGCCGGCCGGGCAGGTGCCGAAGTGGGGGCAGGCGGGCGAGTTTTTGCTGGAGGTCGACGGCATGCGCATTGTGGTCAAAATGTGCGTGGGCAGTCTGGCCGACCATTGCGGTGCAGAGTTGCACGCGGTGGACTTCGATAAGCCTTTTATCAGTCGTACCGGCTTCCGGCACCAGTACATGCGCCCGGCCCAGCACCTGGGGCGTACCGTCGATCAGGCGGTGCGGGCCGAGGTGCTGGAGGGGATGGCCCGAGAGGGATGGGCTGAGGCGATTAATCAAGAGTATGGCCAGCCAAAGGGCCGCAAGGTATGGCCGTGGTTGGCCGACGCGCTCGCCGGCGTGCGTGCCGATGGCCAATTGTCGATGTTCGGTGATGTGCCCAAGAGGCCGGCCGCCAAGGCGCCATTGAGCAACGCCGAGCGTCAACGGCTGTTCCGGCAACGGCGCAACGAGCAAAAAGCAGCCTTGACGGCCGAAGGTGTGCAGTCCATCGCGTTGACGCATACCGAGCGCTGTGTGCTGAGCCTGGGCCTGTTGGCCCATGAGGATCTTGATCACCGCCCGAAAGACTGGGAGACCAGCAAGAAACCTGGGTTTGACACTTTGCTGCAAAAGCTTTGGCCGGAGGGGGACGACGGTCGTTATCTAGCTGAGCCCAAGCGCAGCACCTACCGCCCGACCGCATACTTACGCGACGAGCTGGAGCGGCAGCGCGCCATGGTGCAGCGCCTGGAGGCGATCCAGCGCCAGGGCGGTGAGCTGTCGGCAAATGATCTGACCAATGCGCGGAAAGTGCCTGCCTGGGAAAAGTTGCCGAGCGACTTTGCACGCGCTGCCTTGGCCATGGGCTTGTTGCGCCTGCGCAACAACCAGCATGCCGAGCTGGCTTGCGCCGTTGAGGTCCTGCAGGCGCGGCTACGCGAGGCTGGGTTAGATGGTCGAGTGTCGACGGATAAAAAGCAATGGTACTGGAATGAGGCAACGCCGGCGGACTACCGGGCGACCAGCGCGCCGGAGTACATGGAGCGCATTCCGGCGGAGGCTGGCAAGGTCGACGAGGTCGCCGAGCTGCGCCGTCGGGTGGCCAGCTTGGAGCGGGAAAACGCACTATTAGAAGGCGAGCGCAACAAGGCGCACAAGGCCATCCACACCTGGGAAACTCGCCTGCGCGATGCAGGCCTGTCAACTGATTACCGGGCGCAACCTGGCGAATAGCGAGCGCAACACATGTGTTGCCATGGCAACATAAGTGTTGCGGATGCAACATAAGTGTTGCACAATGGCTTCACCGAAACGGACAGGACGACAGCAATGAAGTGCAGCGAGTTTCGGCGGTGGTTGTTGGCCCAAGGCGTGGAGTTCAAGAGCGCCAAGGGCAGCCACTTCAAGGTTTACTTGGATGGCAAGTCAACCGTCTTTGCGGACCACGGCAGCAAGGAAATGCACGAAGGGTTACGCAAAACCATCATCAAACAGCTGGGCCTCAAGGATTGAGGCTTGGCTGTACCCTTGAGAGGTGAGCCATGTACCAATACCCGCTCGAACTGCACACCGAATCGACCGGCGTCTGGTTGTCGTGCCCGGACATCCCCGAAATGAACGCCTCCGGCGACACCCTGGCCGAAGCCTTTGCCGAAGCCCTAAACGGTTTTGATTCGGCCCTGTCGCTGTACGTCGAGCAGCGCCGCAAGATTCCGGCCGCCTCGGCGGCGCGTGATCCGTCGATGGTCCTGCACTTGCCGGCGTTGACCGTGGCCAAGGTCATGTTGTGGAACGCCATGTGCGACGAAGGCGTGGGCCGCTCCGAACTGGCACGCCGCCTGGGCTGTTCGCGCCAAGCGGTAGACCGCCTGGTCGACTTCCTACACAGCTCGAAAATCGAGCAGGTCGAGCGCGCCTTGGGCTTGTTGGGCCGTCGGTTGTCCTTGGTGCTGGAAGCGGCCTGAGCCGTGCCGTTACCCGTCACGAAAGGAGGCTTTGCCATGACCGACGTAGACGAAAAATCCCGCCGCCTGGCGGACTGGCAGACCCTGTACAACGACCGCGCGGCCACCGGGCGTGACCCCGAGGGTCAGCGTGCGACGCTGGTGGTGCTAGCTGAAACCCTGCACGCCCTGGGCGTGATTGAGGTCGACGATCTGGCCGAGCTGCTGGAGCAGGCCGACGCCGCATATGCCTGGGGCGTTGAGGCGCAGTTGACCGATGAACTCAACCGCCCCGAGATTGATGTATGACCCCGGAGCAGTTGGCCGTTTACGCTGAAGTCAGCGAGGCCCTGGACGAAGAGGGTTACGGCGATCTGTTGACCGGCCAGGCGATCGACGTGCGCGACGCTGTGGCGCAAATGGAGCTGGATGCGGTGCAGATGCTCGCCCGGGCGCTGCGCCTGCAAAGCCTGCTGGCCGAGGTTGATCGCGCGGCCGCGAAGGCGCTCGACGACTAGAAAGCCAGCCGCTCGCGCTCGGTGTCGAGCAGTTTCTGGAGCAGGTGCAGGGCCGTCAAATTGCCGCCCACGGTGCCGCGCCAGGCCTGATGGATCGTTTTATATAGGTGGTCGACTTCCGCGATCACTTCGCGCGAGCGCACAACCTCAAGCACCAAGCGCTGTATGGCGGGATCGGGGTGTTTTCTCCAGAGGGTGCGCAATTCGTCCAGCGTCGCCGGCCGGAATGGCGGTAAGTCGCGGGCCATGATTCATGCTCGATAGCTGTATATATACACAGTATGAGGGCGGGCGCTTTTGATGGCTACAGCCGTTCATGCCCTCGGAGATTATCCGCCGCTTGACCTGATAGGCACATGTGCCTATCCTCCTGCATTAGGCACATGTGCCTATCTGTTTTTACCGTACCGAGTAAGTCATGGACAACCGCACCCGATACCTTGAGCTGTTGAAAACCCACGATATCACTCAGGCCTACAGCGCCGTATTAATCACTGCGGTCACCCTGCGCCCTTGTTCTGCGCGCACCGTGCGGTCGTGGTTGAATGATCCGGATAAGCCCAGTACCCGGCCGTGTCCGGCGTGGGCCGTCGAGGCGCTGGAGAAGGGCATAGGTTATATGCAACGGGCCGTGGCCCGTCGGCAGGAGGGATAAGCCTGTGGCGAGCTCTCTTTATTGCGCGGTGGCCCCGGCCGACCTGGGTCGCTATTGCTCGGGCTGTTATGGCCGGGTGTTCCATGAAGATGGTTCGCCTTTGGTGCTGGGCGATCCCGACGACCCCTGGCGAGAATTCAACGCCGAGGCTGATAGGGCCATGGCCGACGCCAAGGTGCATGCGGTCTTGGCGCCGCGTATGGCGGCCCGCTGGTATTTTCCGGTCAAGGTCGCCGCGCGCAAGCTCCGTCCAAAGCGACAAAACAACACCAACTAAAAGGAATCCCGCCATGCCCCAGCAAGTACCGCCATACCCGCAAAACCCTGCGCACGGCAACGGCACCTGCGAGCAATGCGGCGAGCCCTGTGCTGTCTTCGGGCCCCGCTGGTGCCCGGCCTGCTACGACGACGCTAGTGCGGAACTGCGCGCTGCGCATCGCGCGCCCAAGACGCAAACCCCGGCCGAATGGGTCAACTCGCTGTTGAGGCCGAGCTATCCATCGTTTTCGAGTGAGCAGCCATGCCCATGGCAACGGGCCGCCTTGCAAGGTTTGGGCTTGACGTCGCCTGCCGCATCGGCGGCGCTGGCGGGGTTGCCTGGGGTGAAAGTGCAGGCTTTCGCCGTGGCGGCTGAGCAGATATTGCGCAGCATTCGCCAGGTTCGCCCGGAGCTGGATTTGGAGCCGATCAAGGCTTGGGCCGACGCGCAGGCGCTGACCAGTCCTGAGCATGACGCGCTGCATTATCTGGAGGTGGCGTATCAGGCTGTGGTGCGCGGTGAGCCGCTGCCGTGGTTGCCGACGCCGTCCGGACTGGCCCCGACCGTTACCCGTAACGAATCCCCCTGAAAGGAACCCCCGCCATGAGTCAGACCCTATTCACCGCCAAAGTCGGCCAGGACGAATTGCGCATTGAGGTGGCCAACCGGATGGATAGGGCGTTTACCCTCGACTGCAACTGGACCCGGTCCGGGAGCAAGGCGTTTCTAGAGCTGCCCCGGCACTATCAATCGGCGCGCGGGGCCAAGTTGGCAGCGGCCCGGCTGATGGGTGAGCCGCTGGGGTGGGTCGCCGCTGCGCGGGAGTGACGCTGCGTTACGAATAACGCCGTTTATGTTCAATGACCCCCGTCACTTGAGAGAGTGCCGGGGGTCTTTTTTTATGTCCGAGAGAATCACTTTTAGGTAAAATGATGCATCACTTTATGCAGAATTGATTTTACGCACTGCCGGCCACTCACTCGCAAAGGAGCATCACCGCATGAGCATCGAGCATCGCGACACACCAAGCGTTGAATTCCGTTTTTTTGTCTACTGCCCGAACGACGGTGATTTCACCTACTACCGCACGGCCGAGGATCGCGACAAGGGGGCGGACTCGGTGATTCAGAGCTATTTGGACGACGGGTGGGATGAAATGGTCGAGCACGTGGTGGCCGGAGAAATGACCCACTATTGCGGCCAGGTCGGCCGCGAGGATCGTCCTGCCGAGACCGAGCTGGATGCCGGGCAGTGCGACCGTGACGGCAAGTATTGGGGGGAGTGGGATTACACCTGCAATTACGACCTGTTGCCGCTGGTGGGGGGTAAGCAGTGAGCGGGCCGGGTGACTTTGCGGCGTTTGCCCAAGCCATTTTTGATGCTAATCCGATGACGGCGGTGGGCCAGTTTCCGCCATGGTGTCCGCAGCCCATGGGCCATGACGACCCCTTGTTGCCAGCAGTGACGCGCTTTGTCGCGGCGCGTCCAGGGCTCATTGGGACGGGGGCTCTGGCTCGCCGCTTTGGCATCGGTCGTCGGCGCGCGGCGCGGCTGCTGGTCGTGTTGCATGTGACGCGTGTGTGCTTGGGGTATCGACCGCGCGGACTGTGGCGGGTGGAACATTCGGTGTGGCGGGCTTTGCATGGGGTGGCGTTATGAGTAACGCGATTGCAGGAATCAGCCTGCCGGCCAATGTCGTGGGCTTGTTCCGTGGGGGCTTGAACAGTTTGTCTTTCGCTAAAACCGCGCGGCAGATTGAGCTATGTATGGTTCACCTGGAAGGGGTTTTGTCAGCTCTGGAACATATGCAGCGCCTTAATCGCGATGGTGCCCAGCGGCTCTATCAGCATGCGCAGTGCCTGGCGGATGAGCGCGGTCGGGCTCTGGCTGAGCAGAGAGCCGCGCAGTTCGGGGGGAGTGATGCCTGCGAAGAAGCCTAAAGCGTTGACCCTCGATCGCCTCCAGGCGCTGGAAGCGCGGGCCTTGAAACTGGTGGCGGCGATCGATGAGGTCGACACGGCCGACGATCTTGAAGAGGCCGGTCATTACGTGAAGTGGTTCACCGATATGATGATCGGCGAGGGCTATCACCCGATCGCTGCCGAAGGCTTTGCCGCGCACGGCCGCAAGGCAGTGGCGGCCGCCCAGGTGCGCCTCGGGGTGCAACGTGATGCCCCGGGCTTGCCGAAAACCGAGGCCGGCGCGCTGGATGCCGGCTATTTCAAGACCCGGCTCAAGGCCATGATCGCCGTGTTGTCGAACTACAGCCCGGCCGAGCTGGCCCGCGAATGCGCGCGCCTGGCGCGCCGTGCCGACCCTCGGGTGTTGCAGGAGGATGAATTTCAATGACGCCGCATGGGCCGCGTTATGTGCTGTGTCCGGGGTATGTGATCAGTCGGACTGATGGCCAGCGCCATTTTGTCGGGGCCGAGCAGTTGCGCCGCTTGTATGGCGTGCCGGCGCGCGAGTGCGTGACCTATCCCCAGGGCGACGGCGACGAGGCGGACATCCGTCGACGGATCTGGCGCGACCCGCCCGGGGCGATCCAGCTGATGCCGCGTCACAATGGTGATTATCGGTTGCCGGCGTTACCGTAACGGCGGTTTACTGCGCGGCATTGAATAAGGGGGATAGGGTGACGTTTTCTTATGCTGGGCCGGCGGCCCGATGAAGCGCAAAGGGTTCGACGAAGGGCAGTTGCTGGAGCTGATCGCCGGCGGGTCGGTGCGCGAGTGCAAGGTGGCGCGCCATGGCGATCGCTGGGCGGTGTATGTGCGCCTGGGTGGCCCTGGGGCGAACTGGCTGGCCGTGCGTTCCCAGCGCGAAGCGGTGCGCACCTGGGCCAGTCTCGACACCGTCGAGCGGTTCACCTCGGGGGCGGGCATTCGTTCGTTTGCTGTCGAGTCGTGACCGGTCACACGGCCAATAAAAAGCCCCGATCAAGTCGGGGCTTTTTTCTGCGCGGGTAGTTCATCGGCCCCAGCGGGCTCGCTCGATCGCCTGGCGCACGCCTGGGGTGCAGCGCTGCAGGAACTGAGCAATCTGCCCGGGGCGGATCTTGCCCAAATCGTTAACGGGAGTGGTGCGCAGGGTGGTATATTCTTGATCTGACATATCGGTTTACCTTTTGCGGGGTTTCGGTGTGTTATGAGCGCCAAGGTGGTCGAAGACCTTGGCGCTCAATCCTTTCTCAATTGCTGGGTTCCCAGCCTTTTTTCTTCATGTAATCCGCCATCGCCTCTCTGAATGCGTCCACTTGGGCAATGTCATTGCTTGCGCAAAACAGCCGAAAGTTTCGGCGGTATGCCTGTGGGAGCTTAAAGCCCACGTCCACTAACTTATCGTCGGCGGCCACTTTCGTGTTGTTCCCTACAGAAGCCGTATCAGCTGCAGATTGCGGCGGCTCGCCCAGGGTGTTGCGGCGGGGTGGCTTCGGTACTTTTACTGCAGGTGCTGCGGCCGGGGGAGTGGTTTTGCTTGGCATGGTATAGGTCCTGGGTAAGCGGTAATTTATCCTAACAGCTAAATAGCGATTTAGCTAATTAGCTATTAAGCGGTCAAGCGCTCGAAATGGTCAACGGCCGACTGAATCACCTGCATGGCATCTATGCGGGGGCCCTTGAAAGGGGTTTCGGTGATTGAGCGGCCTTCGTTCATCGCGGAGGCGTAACAGTCCTGATTTCTGATGGAGCCGTCGAGAACAGAAAACCGGGTTTTCCCCAGGTAAACGCGAGCTGCATCTGCTGGGGCGTCTCTTTTACTGGACTTGCACAGTGCAAACACAATGCGTTCGACCGGCACCCCGTGAGAGTCGGCCAGGCTATTGGCAAGTGCGACCTGAGGTTCTAGATCGTCCAGGGTGAGCCCAGTCGGCAAAATCAGCAGGTTGCTTGCCTTCGCGATCTTTACGGTTTCCTCGGTCGCGTTCGCGGGGCCGTCGAAGATGAACAGGTCTGCATCACCGGCGCGGCTCAGTGCGGTGGCGACGTTGCCATACAGTTGCACGGGCACGGCGGGCATGATGCCGGCGCGTAACCGGCGCTGCTGCCAATTTGTGGCGGTGGCCTGCTTGATGTCGAGGTCGATGATTTTGGTTTCCCAGCCGGCCAGGGTGAAGGTGGTGCCTAGCGCGCGGGCGATGGTGGATTTCCAGGCGCCGCCTTTTTGGGAGATGCAGCCGATAGCGAGGGGGGTTTGCATTTGCGGGGTTTCCTTTGCCGAATTAGCGAATTAGCTAAGAACATAGAAAGTATAACCCCAGGGGATGGAATGGCAAGCGAATTAGCAATTTAGCGAATTAGCTAACGCCAAGGGTGTGGCAGGTAGGTGGAAGCTCTGAGCCAAGAAAGCGTGTTCCTGTTGGCCGCGTGGGCCATTGGCTGTTTTGCTGATGGTGCTGCGGGCCAGTCTGGAAGAGGGTGTGGTGCGGCTGTTGCGCCGGGTTTGGTTGCGATTGGCATCGTCGGCGTGTTCGGTCGCGCACAGAACGGAAAGGAGCAGGCACAGGGCCCGGGGTATGAGCACGCCCAGGGTGAAAGCGCGAGCAATCATATGGGGGTGCGTCTTGGCGCCGAGCTTGGCCTTAATGTTGCGCTCAAGCAGGCGAAAGCCGGTGGTGTCGACGCCAAGGAGCGAGCCGATGGTATTGGGGGTATCGCCATCGGCCAAGCCGACCAGCACGCGTAGCTCGGTGTTAGACAGCGCCTGTCCGGGCCGCCCAATCACGTCTTCGCCATGAATGTCCATTTCTGCGTACATCGTGTGTTTCCTTACCCCGGGCTGATTAGGCGGCTTTGGCGGCTGTGAGTTGACCGGCGATATTGGCCATCTGTAACAGGCCTTCGCGAAGCTCTGCGGCCAAGCTGGCGATCAAGTCCAGGGCCTCGCCGTGATCGCCCGTATCAATTGCGCGCATTGCAAGCGCCTCAATTCCGCCGGCAGCGGCTGCCTTTCGGTTCATGGTGATGCAGATAAGCCGTTGGGTGTCTTCGGTGAATTCTGTGAAAAGCATAAAGCCGCTGCCCAGGGTGAGGGCGGTTGCGGTGGCATCGAGTGTGGTTAAGAGTCCTGGCGTCATATCAATTTACTACCTTGCAAACTGTTAATTACACTTAAAGTGTAAAATCGTGATGATTCATGCCCCATAATGGGGCGATTAGCGCTTGATGGTCGGGTCTGCTGTGCTTGAGCCGGCCTATCTTGGATCCAGGCGTCACTATAGAGGCCGGCGGGCATGATGGCAAAAGGCAATTATTGCAAGGGTTTGAGGCGGCTGTCAGCGGTCATGAGAGAGTATCGCCAAGAATTCAGGCCGGCCAGCCCGATCGAACAGATATTATGTTATGAACAGTTTAACTGTAAATCGAAGGCGTAGCAAAGCCCCTGGGCGGGGCGCTGTTATTAGCGTAAATGCGTGATCATGCGGACTCGGCCAAGAATGCGGAGTGCTGCCAGCTCTTCAGGGGTAAGAGGTTGGTTTGGGTAGCGCTCGGACTGCTGCGCCTGGATGACGAAGTCGCCTTGTAGGGTTTGGCGAATCCAGCGCAGCCAGAGCCGTCCGTTGACCATGATGGCAAACATGTCGTCACGGGTAACGGCGGTTTCGCTAAGGTCGATCAGGGCCAAGTCGTCCTCTTCGATGATGCCTGACATGCTGTCATCCGGAGCGGCGACGAGGAGAATCTTTTCCTTGTCGAGTTTGCAGGCCTCTAGAAAGCTCAGGTGAAAGGCGAGGGCGTTTTCCCCCAGGTCAACCAGTCCCTGAGTGGTAGCAATAGCCGAGGTCGCCGGTACCGCGTAATTACGCGTCTCAGGCGATGTGCCGTCGTCGTCGGTCAGGCCGGACAGATAAGCCGCCGGTTTGCCAAACAAGGCTCCCAAATTCACCAGCATGTCGAGCGGGGGAATATTAATCGCTAGTTCCCAGTTACCGTAACGGGACTGAACGAAGGGTTTGCCCGTGATTTTGGACAGCTCGGCGGCAGTTTGGGCAAAGGTCCAGCCTTTTTCCGTGCGGCAGGCCTTAAGGCGGCGGCCGATTTTGTCTTTAAGGTCAAGCATTGGCGTCTCTGTAGGAATCTTCCAAGCTCCGAATATACATTCAAAGTGTAAAAAACACTAAAAAGAACTTGTGTTTAGGTTTTCGCTTGTCCAAGATGAACAGCAAATCTGTTAATAACGGAATATCTGTGGAACTCAACGCTTGGATAGATAGCCTTTCGCCACTTGGCGCGTCTCAGGTTGCGGCGAATTTGCTCAACGAGAAGCGCCGGACGGTCGATTCGTGGCGGCGCTTTGAGAATCCGCCGTCCTTTCGGGCGGCTCTGAATATCGTGGTTGTCTCTCGCGGGGCAGTCGATTTTAACGGGATCTATAACCCGTTCTGGCGGGCGCTCGTTGAGGGTAACGCCAAGTTCACCATTCCTGGCCAAGACCTGAGTTTCAAAGAGTGAGCGCGAATAGCTTTCCCGTGGGCCTGTCAGAAATGGTAATCGGCCGCAAGGTTGAGCAGCGGTTTGGCTTGCTCGGCCTGGCTCGGTTGTTGAAGTTGATCGAGCTGGTGATGGAGCGTGCCGACGCGTCCGATCAGTCGCCTACGGCCGTGGTGGCCTGGGGCGATTTTTTAGCCGCGCTCCATTGCAGCCAGGACGACGCCGGCGAGTTCCTGAGTTATTGCGACCATGCGCGCGTGCTGGACCGGGGCAATGAGGACGGGCGCCTGCGCGTTACGCTTGTCGGTGAGCTGGCCGCCAGGCTGGTCAAGCCCGACGCCCCGCCAGTCACCTCGGGGGAGCGGCAATTATTCGATACGGATAAGCAATGGGCCGAGTGGTTCAAGGTTGACCTCAACTGTCCGCCGTATCTGGTCAATGACCCGTCGACCCGCCAATTGTTTCGCCGCTGGGTGGCCACCAATGTCACCACCGATGAGGTGGAGGCCGCTACCGATCGCGCCATTAAGGCCGGCGAGGCGCCGCACCCGGCCGTCTTGCACGACCATTTGAAAGCCCTACGTGTCGACAAACTTCGCGCGCTCACTTGAGCGTGCAGCAAGGGGAATGCTGTGTTTTTGATTGCTTTATCTGGCGGTGAAATAGCCGACCGCGAACGCATCACCGATTGCCTTGTGGGGTCCGGCAAGGCCCGCTTGGCCGGCTTCGCCATGAATCCCCCTTCGCGTCGCGGGGCTCCGGCAAAGAAGTTGCCGGCCCTTGATGGCAAGGCCCGCGCAGCACGCCTAAGCCAGGCTATCGAGGGGTTGGAGTCTCGGCCGCCGGTGGCGGGTGGGTTGGTGATCGTGCATTGCCTAACGCCCGAAGAGGCGACCGTGGTGCGCGAAAGTGGCGGCGAGGTGTGGCATGTCTACGGTGGCAAGCCTTCGGCCCTGGTGCCGATTCGCCGCGCCGATCGTATGGTCACGCTGGGTGAGAACGGGTTTGCACATGTTCTGTCCCCGCTTGAGGCGCTATCGGAATACCTGCTTGCGTTGGGGTTGGCGGCTCGGGCGCGTTCCATGGCTCGCCGGCGGGCCCATGGCTGAGCTTAGCCGGGCGCTCCCGGCCTACGCCTATGGTGATCCGGCGAGGATCATTGAGGCGCAACAGATTCGTCAGGGCGGCTGCTCGCTTTGCGTCAACTCTGAATCCGTGTTCGGGGTAATGGTGTGCCTCAATGGGTTGAAGTTCCCGTCCTGTCGCGGCGACAGCAAGAAAGGCCACAGGCTGACGCCTAAAGCCGGTGGCTAGGAGGGCTGATGGCTAGGCGTAGACGTAAGCAAGGAGCGGCAGCGTATGAGCTGTGGGCCCAGTGGTGCGATGCAGGCGGGGCTGTCAGCGCTGGTCGCTCAATGTTGGCCAAGCTGATCGACAACAAGGGCGAAATATTCTTTGGGGGCTCGGGCGGTTCCAGTGAGCCCGCCGACAGCCTGGAAGCGGCTATAGAGTCGCTGGTAGTGGCTATGGCTGTTACTGCGCCGCTCTGCGCTGACGTACTGCGTCTGGAGTATGACGCGGGGTGGTGGCGGGTCGCCCAGCGCCGAGGCATCAAAAATTATGACCCTCGCTGTATTGGCCAGTATGAAAAGGCCGAAGCGCTAGGAATCAGTTTAGCCACCTATAAGCGCCGGCTTTCCGAGGCGCTCGACACTATCGAGACTCAGTTGGGGGCTCAATGACTCTTCATCCTTTGTTCGCTGGCTTTAACGGGGTTTGCCCTTACGCGGTGGGTGCGGCCTTGGGCTTTGCCATTCATGTAGAGGCGATTCGCGGCGCTATGCCGGCTACCCTCGACCCGCTGCAACGGGCTCGACTGGATGAGGGCGGCGACCTGGCTGCCTTTCAATTTGCCGGCGGTTGGGAGGCGCCTGGCGTTCATTGCTTGATGTTCGCCAAGCCGCTGACCCACCTGGCCGCGACGTGGTGGCGGGCTGGGGCGACTGAGTCCGAAGGCGGTACCACCGCTGCGGCAGGGGCTCGCCATGCTCACTTACACGCGGCGGCGTCGGCTGTCGATCACCTGATCTAGACCTTAGCTAAATCGCTTATTCGCGAACCCGGCGCCATGCGCGTCAGGGCTTCGCTTTGCCTGACGAAAGACAACGCCGCCCGCTGGCACGGCCGTGGGCACCATTGAGGCTCGCACCATGGCAACACTCACGGTTCCTATCTCTGATGCGGTGATCAAGCGGCACGCCGAAGATCCGCACGTCAGGGAGTTGAACGACCCCCGGCATCCATTGCGCTTTCGTTACCGTAACGATCGAACCAAGGGCAGTTGGCACCTGGTGCGTTATGACAATGGTCCGAAGTGGCGAAAGGCCGCGAACTGGCCCGACGTACCGGCCCGGCTGATGATCGACAGCGTGCCCGAGGTGCTGGCCCGGCTGATGACCGATCCTGCAGCGGTGGCCACCGTGGATGGCTGGGAGCGCGTTGGCCAGGTGCTGGACTGGTACGTCGAGCGACTGAAGGCCGACCGGGCGTTATCCAGTGAGCGCCGGGCGTCCTCGCTGTCGGCGATCACCCGCCAGTTGCTGCCGGCCCTGGGCGACTTGGCGCTTTGCAAACTCAACCCCGACACCCTCGATCGCCATTTGATTTGGCATATGCAGGCCGAGTACAGCCTGGGCTACGTCAAATCGACCTTGGACGTGCTGAAAGTCGTATTCAGTCGCGCACTGACCCTTAAGAAAATCACCATCAACCCGATGGCGGGCATCACGTTTGGCAACTTCACCAAAGCGAAGATTCGGCCCAAGGGCGCGCGCTTGCGTCATGTGGCCGTTGTGGATCTGCTGGCCGACTGGGCTGAGTTCTTCGCCAAGGATCCGGCCGGCGTCGCGCTGATGGTGTTGATGCTGGCTCATGCCACGCGCATCACGGAAACCCGTCTGGCCAAGTGGAAAAACATCCATCTGGACGCGGGGGAGTGGTTCATTCCCGGCGCTGACACCAAATCAAAGCGCGACCATGTGTTGCCGCTGACCCCGCAAGTCGTGGCCTTTCTGCGTCGCTATAAAGAGGTTCAAGAGGCGAGGGGGTACACCGGGGCTTACCTGTTCCCGTCGACCAATCGCACCGGCCGGCCTATGTCGCGCAGTCAGGCCTTTGCCGTGTTCACCCGTTACGGTGCCGGCGAATGGACCAGCCACGACCTGCGCAAACTCGCGCCTTCTATATGGGCAAACCTTGGCGTCGATCCGTTGATTGCCAAGCTGCTGCTCAACCATGCCACCAGCGAACTGGAGCGCACCTACTTCCAAGCCCTGGGCGAGCAGGTCAAGCGCAACGCCCTGGAGCGGTGGCATGCATGGCTCGACGCACAGGGCTTTGACGCGTTGCAGGACAAGACAGGAGCAAGACGCGCCGTGAAGCCGATCGCGCTGGACCCCTCGGGGTGGCTGGCCTGAGCCGTACAACCCAAATTAATCATACAAGAGGATTTAAAAGATGACCGATGTGCCGACTTTGCCGTTCGTGGTGGGGGGGCTGGATGTGGCGACCGATCGCGTCGAAGGCCCATTGATTGATCTTGTGACGGGTCACAACGAAGAGGAAATCGAGCTGAGCCCCGAGGCGCAGCGCAAGCGGGACCAGCGCGAACGCGAAAAAGCGGCCGGGGTTGAGGTTTTCGAGCTGAAAATGGGCCCGACTGAGAGGGCTATGTTGGCTGAAGGCCAGGCGGCACGGGGCTCTAAGGGGGTTCCATATACCGCAACCGAGTACCTTTTGACGCTGATCAGAAACGACAACCGGTTGTTGAGGAACCAGCTTGGCAAGCTGACTGGTCGGATCTGCAAAAACTGTCAAAAACCCTTGCCCCGTGGCTGTGGAGGGACGTGGGCAAGTGAGTCGCGTTGCCTGCTGGCTCGATCCGAGATCGCCCTGGAGCTTTGAGGGGGAATCAAAAAAAAGCAGGGTTGACAGTATTCGGGTTTAACACGATTAATGTTTTTTACAGGAATCGTGTTTACAGGCGTGAGCTTTTGCCCTACTCTTTGCTTCATCGTGGTGTTTTTGCGGACGCGACGAGCCATCAGCGACACCCTTTCAGCCCCCGGCCCTCACAGGTCGGGGGTTTTTTTATGCCTTTTCCCCGGTGTGGGAGTAATCGAGATGCCAGCCATGCCCCCAGAAAAAGACCCGACTTTCTGGGTCATTGTTGCCGCTGCACTCAAGGACCACGGCTTGGCCGGTCTGCTTGCTTTCGTTCTGAGTTATTTGCGAAGCCTCTACGACGATAAAGAGCCGCGATGGGATCGCCAGTTGCTGGAGGCCGCGTTGGGTGGCGTTCTGGTGTTTATGGTCGGTATCGGCGCCGAGAAATTCGGTATGTCGGGCGGTTATTCCTACGCCGTCGCCGGCGCCGTTGGTGTCCTGGGCGTTGAGCAGGTTCGGCAGTACGCCCGCCGGATTGTTGAGCGGAAGGCGGATTCGCTTTGAGTCGCCGGCCGTTGGTGTCGTTGTTGGTTGTCCTGCTGGCTTGGGCCTTGTCGGGGCATGTCGAGTGTCTAGAGTCTGAGGCCTGCCAGGTCTCGGCCGTTACGCATAACGAGGTGATTTATGAGTGATACGCGTTTTCAAGTTTGCACGGTCGAAGAGGGCGTGATTCTGATCGAGGCTGACACGGTTCTGTTCCGAAATGGCGGGATTCAACTTCTGTCGAATGGTGCTTTCAGGGCGCAATTCAAAAACTTTGTCTACTTCACTGCCTCAGGTGGTCAGCGCGTGCAGGTGCTTGAGGATCCGGCGATTTCGCCGCTTCCCACGGTTGAGCCGGCCCGTGTTCGGGCGTGCCACCCGCCGGCCGTCTTCTTGTTGATTTCTTTCGCGTTGGGCTCGGCCCTTGGGCTGATGCTTTCGGATCTGGTCAAGGCGTTTCAGTGAGTAGACCGCTGCCGCCGGCGCCACCTCCAATGCGAACGGTGCGGCACAAGCTGGATTGGCTAGGCGTTCTGCTTCAAGTGTTGGTGCCGATGCTGATCGGCGCCGTTTGCGCGCTGCGCATGGTTGGCTATTGGCGGTGAGGGCTGTCGCTATGAAGTAAGCGCTAGGCCTTCTCGGCCGTACAGAGACGAACGAATCCCTTCGAAACAAACGGCGCCACGGCGCTGGGGATCGCGGCCGACGAGAGAATATCGTGCCCGGAGTGCGTCAGTAGCTGCTGACCCCGATAGCGGCCCTATGTGCCAAATCTAGTGCGGCCCTACAGCACGGGCGCCGGAGACGTAACCGGCATCAACTCAATGGAGGGATGCATGTTTGACATGAAGTTGGATGTAAACAGCATCCCTCTGTTTCGCGAAATCTCGGACATTCAGCGTAAGCAAATCCCGTTCGCCCTGGTGCTGGCCCAAACCCGCCTGGCCAAAGACAGGGTAAAGCCGGGCATCTTGAAAGTGATGCGGCAGCGCCTGGATAGGCCCACCCCAACGACGATGAATAGCCTTTTCGTCCAGCCCGCGACCAAGTCCCGGCCGGCCAAGGTGTACTTCAAGGACGCTTGGACCACGGGCATACCTGCAGACACTTACCTGCAGCAGGCGGTGCAGGGCGGGCAGCGACCCCATAAGCGATTCGAAAAGTCATTGATCGCCCAGGGGCTCATGGCGTCGGGGCAGTTCGCGCTACCGGCCAAGGATCTGCTCAACCAGTACGGCAACGTCTCGCGAGGCACCATGACCCGCATTCTGTCGGGCCTTGGGGCTGCTGAGTCCAGTCGGGGGCACCAGGCCAACGCCACGGGCAGCAAGCGCAGCCAACGCAAGGGCAATGCCAAGCGCTACTTCGTTGGCTCTGTTGATGGTCAGCAAGGCGTATGGGAGCGCAAGGCGTCAGCCTTTGGCGATGCGGTGCGGCCAATCTTCTTGTACAGCAACGGCGCGCCAGGCTATCGGGTGATCTTTCCGTTCTACAAGATCGGGGAAAACATCATCACCGCACACGGCGCGGCCGAACTCACAGCGGCGCTTGGCCAGGCCATCGCCACCGCCAAGCCGTGACGGTTTCGGCGGGCGTCGATGCTGTGAAGAGGCCGGCATGCCCCCGCCCGGCACCCCGGACCCCCCTCCGGCCTGAATCCTATGGGTCCTCCTGAGGGTACCGGGCCTAGGGGGTAATTCGGGCCCCGCCTCTTCGCTATGTATGACCCTTTTTCAGAGGTTGGTTGTTGTTATGTCTTCCAAGATCACCACGATCACGCGGCAGCCTGGCTGGCTGAACAAGAAGAACATGGCCGATAGCCTCGGAATTTCGGTGCAAGCCTTTGACAAATGGGACGTTCCGGCGATCGCGAAGATCGGCCGCGAGTCGTTTTATGACGTCCGTTCGGTGCTGGATAACCGCCTGCAACACCAGACCGGAAAGCAGCAACCCGGAGCTGTCGAGGTCGATCCGCAGATTGCTTACAAGATCGATTGCGAGCGCCTGCGCTTGCTGACAGAGCAGGCCGACGCCCAGGCCCGCAAAAACAAGATCGGCGACAAGGAGCTTGTCCCGGTCGGTTTCATGATTTTTGCGCTGTCCAGTTTGTCGGCACAGTTGGCCTCGACCCTGAACACCATTCCTAAAAGCGTGAAGCGCAAGCACCCCGATATTGCCGTGCGTCACCTTGACGCCGTCGAAACCGAAATTGCCGTTACGCGTAACGCTGCTGTCGGGTTGGCTGACCGCATACCGGAGCTTCTAGATGAGTACATCGCCACCGTGGATGAGGCCACTGGTTGACGCTGTCCGGCGCGGGCTGAAAAGCCTTCAGAAAGATGCCCCCCTGACGGCCGTCGAGTGGGCAGACAAGTATTTCTATATGTCCTCGGAGTCGTCCTACGGGGAAGGAAAATGGACAACCGAGGCCTTCCAAGTGCCCTTGCTCAATGCAATGGGCAATGACCTCATCGAAGAATTGAACCTGCTGAAGTCCGCGCGGGTTGGCTATACGAAAATGCTTGTGGCGAACATCGCCTACAAGATCGAACACAAGAAGCGCAGCGTCTGCATGTGGAGTCCGACCGACGACGACGCCAAAGACATCATGAAAAAGCACGTCGATCCGATGATTCGCGACGTGCCGGTGATCAAGGCGTTGGCGCCCTGGTGCGGAAAGAAGCACGGCGACAACACTCAAGAATCCAAGGTGTTCGAAAACCGCAAGGTGCTGTGGTGGCTGGGCGGTACTGCCGGCGGTAACTACCGGGAGAAAAGCCCGGATGAAGTCGGCTATGACGAGCTGTCGAACTTTGACGAGGATATCGACGGTGAAGGCTCGCCGACCTTCCTGGGCGACAAGCGTCTGGAAGGGGCGACCTACCCGAAGTCGATTCGCGGTTCCACGCCGAAGCTTGCCGGCACCTGCCAAATTACCCGGGCGGCCGAAGAATCGGCCTACCTGATGCGCTTTCACATCCGTTGTCCGCATTGCCGCACTGAGCAGACGCTGAAGTGGGGCGGACCGGATGAACCGTTTGGCATCAAGTGGCTGAAGGACGAGCGCGGCGAAGTCGTCAAGGCCTGGTATCTGTGCGAGTCGGGTCACGGTTGCACGTTTGAACACCATGAAATGATCGAGGCGTCACGTTCTGGCCGCTACATCTGCGAAAAAACCGGGATTTGGACGCGCGACAGCATGGAGTGGTTTGAGGCGGACGATACGCCGATGCGCACGCCGCGCCGCCTCACGTTTCATATCTGGACGGTGTACTCGACGTTTACCACATGGGTAAAGATCGCTGACGAGCGGGTCAAGGCCGGTAAGGATCGGGGCAAGCTCAAGACGTTTACCAACACCACGTTGGGCGAGACGTGGGAAGAAGATCAGACCGAAAAGGTTGATTGGGAGCTGTTGCACGCTCGGCGTGAGGTTTACGTCGCCCAGGTGCCGCCGCGTGTTGTCGTGCTGACTGGCTCGATCGACACTCAAGACGACCGTTACGAGCTGCGCGTATGGGGCTGGGGCGCCGGCGAAGAAGCGTGGTTGATCGATCGCAAAATTCTGTATGGCGACCCGGACAGCGCGGTACTCAAGCGCAAAGTAGGGCGCGAGCTGCACCGCATGTACAAGCGGGCGGACGGCGCAATGATGCGGGTTGAACGTTGGTGCTGGGACTCCGGCGGCCACCACTCGGACGCTGTCCGGGCTGAAAGCCGCAAGCATGGTGTGCATTGGGTGATCCCGATTTTCGGGGCCAGCACCTACGGCAAACCGATTGCGAGCTTCCCGCGTCGCAAGGAAAAGAAGTCAAAAACCTACCTCACTGAAGTTGGCACCGACAACGCCAAAGAGGTGATCTACAACCGCCTCAAGCTACAGCCGGACGGCAATCGTCCGGTGCCGGGTCTGGTGCATTTCCCTGCCGACGACCAGATATGCGACAGCGACGAGCTGAAGCAGCTAACCAGTGAAACCAAGAAATGGATCATGGCCCGAGGGCGACGCGTGCTTCGCTGGGATGCCAGCAAGAAGCGCAACGAGGCGCTCGATTGCTTCGTATACGCCTTGGCGGCGTTGCGGATCAGTCAGGAAAAGTTCGGCCTCGATCTGGAGTATCTGGCGCGACAGAACTCGGCAGCGAGTGATGGGTACGACCAGGACGAGCCAGACGAGCCAGACGAGCAGGACGAGTCAGACGAATTGATCGACCTTGACGAGCCACAAGCCCCGGCCACCGAGCCGGAGCCTGAGCCAGCCCCGGCCCCGATCCAACCTCAACCAGACCACCAGCCTGCCGCCGGCGGCTGGATTGATACAGGAGCGAGCGCATGGCTGTGACAGCGCAGGAAATGCTCGATAAATACATGCAGGCCGAGGCGGACGTGCTGGCCGGCAAGGACGTGCAGTTCAACGGCCGGCGTGTCGTCATGGCGGATCTGCCGCAAATCAGGCAGGGCCGGGTGGAGTGGGAGCGGCGCGTGGCTCAGGCGCAGCGGGGAGGGCGCCCGGGTTATTCCCTGGCGTCGTTTGAATGAACCTGCTGGATAAGGCCCTTGCGCCGCTGTTCCCTGGAATGGTCGCCGAGCGCCTACGCGCGCGGAACGTGATTCTGGCCTTCGAGGCCGCCACGGTGACTCGCACGCACAAGGCCAAGAAGCAAACCAAAAGCGCCGACGCTTCGCTGAACAAAACGCTGAAGTCGTTGCGTGAGCAGTGCCGCAAGCTGGACGAAGACCACGACATTGTCACGGGCCTGTTTGATCGCCTGGAAGAGCGGGTTGTGGGCGGGCCGGGTATTTCTGTTGAGCCGATTCCGCTGGGTTACGACGGTGCAATTCACGCCGCTTTCGCGGCGGCGGTCAAATCGCTTTGGGCGGAATGGTCGCTTAAGCCGGAAACGTCCGGGGAGTTGACCCGTCCGCAAGTGGAGCGGCTGATGTGCCGTACCTGGCTGCGTGATGGCGAGGGGTTGGCGCAGATGCTCATGGGCAAGGTGCCTGGTTACGACCATCTGCACGGCGTGCCGTTTGCGCTGGAGCTGCTGGAGCCGGATTACCTCCCCGTTGAGTACACCGATCTGTCCAAGGGCATCGTCCAGGGCGTCGAGCGTAATGCGTGGCGTCGCAAGCGTGCTTACCACCTGCTCAAGTCCCACCCGGGTGATCAGCGCGGCGTGTTCGCGCAGAACACCAAGCGCGTCCCTGCCGAGCAGATGATTCACATTGCGCACCGTAAACGCATTGGCCAGAACCGTGGCCAGCCGTTGCTACACGCGGTGTTGATCCGCTTGGCGGACATCAAGGACTACGAGGAAAGCGAGCGGGTCGCGGCGCGGATCAGTGCGGCGTTAGCCATGTACATCAAGAAGGGACTTCCTGACGATTACATTCCGCCGGCCGAGGGGCAGGTGCGCGCAGAGCGAACCTTCCCGATCGCACCGGGCATCGTGATTGACACGCTGCTGCCTGGCGAAGACGTCGGGATGATCGAAAGCAATCGGCCGAACCCATTCCTTGAGGGGTTTCGCAATGGTCAGCTCAAAGCCGTAGCGGCGGGTACGCGCGGTACTTTTTCCAGTGTCGCGCGCAGCTATGACGGCACCTATTCGGCGCAACGTCAGGAGCTGGTCGAGGGGCAGTTGGGCTATGACCTGCTGCAACACGAATTTATCGACTACTGGTGTCGTCCGGTTTACCGCAAATGGCTGGAAATGGCGATTCTGAGCGGCCAATTGGTCGTGCCGGCCGATGTGGATCCGCGAACGATTTACGGCGCGGTTTATCAAGGGCCGGTAATGCCCTGGATCAATCCGGTGCATGAGGCTACGGCGTGGAAGCTTCTGGTTGAGGCAGGCTTTGCAGACGAGGCCGAGGTGGCCCGATCGCGGCAGCGCAACCCTTCAGAACTCAAGGCGTCGCGTCTGGCGGAAGTCGCCGCGAACCGCGAGAACGGGCTTGTTTACAGCTCGGACTACTACCACCAAATCTACGGGAAGAATCAGCCCAATGATGACGAAAAACAGCGAGCCGCTGATGCGGCCACGGGCGTCGATAAGCCCGACGAATAAGCCTGAGGAAAGCTGGTACTCCATCCGTGCCGCGTCACGGGGTGTGGCAGAAGTCATGCTCTACGACGATATCGGTGCTTGGGGAATCTCGGCCCGCCAGTTCGCTCGCGATCTGGCCGCGCTCGGTGACGTGTCACAAATCAACCTTCGGATTCATTCCGGCGGTGGCGATGTGATGGACGGCACGGCGATGTACAACATTTTGCGCGGGCATTCGGCTCGCGTAGAGGTGTACATCGACGGTATGGCCGCTTCGATGGCCAGCGTGGTCGCGATGGCGGGTGATGTGATCTACATGCCGGCCAACTCCATGATGATGGTCCACAAACCGTGGGGCGGTCAGATTGGGGATGCCGATGATCTGCGTGATTACGCCGATCTACTCGACAAGGTCGAGGGCACGCTGGTGCAAGCGTATGTGCGCAAGACGGGCAAGTCTGCCGACGAAATCGCGGCAATGCTCAAGGTCACGACGTGGATGGACGGAAACGAAGCGGTGGCGGCCGGCTTCGCGGATCAGGTTTTAGAGCCTATCAAGGCCGCCGCACAACTCAATTCGAAACGCCTGGAGGAATACACCAGCATGCCCGCACAAATGAACGCTTTGATGAAACCACGCGGCTCTGTTCCGGCGCCTGCGCCTGCGCCGGCTCCAGCCCCAGCCCCAGCCCCAGCCCCAGCCCCAGCGCCGGCACCTGTGAACTTGACGGCTGACCAAATCCGCGCCCAGGCGCTGGCTGATGATGTTGCCCGTCGTACCGGCATTCAAGCTGCCTTCGGACGGTTCGGCGAAGCCCATGCGCAATTGCTGCGCACCTGCCAGGACGACGTCAACTGCACGATTGCCCAAGCGCGCGAGCAGCTGCTGGCGGCTATGGGCGGGGAGACTACGCCGATCGCGTCTGTGCGACATCCTGGTCATGTCAGCAACGGCAACCTGGTGGGTGACTCGGTGCAGGCCTCGCTGCTGGGTCGCCTCGGCATCGAAGAGAACCAAGCGGACAACGCTTATAATCACATGACCCTGCGCGAACTGGCCCGGGCGTCCCTGGCGGATCGCGGCATCGGTGTGGCCACCCTGCGCCCGATGGACATGGTGGGTCTGGCGTTTACCCACGATGCCAGCGACTTCGGCAACATCCTGCTTGATGCCTCGCACCGTTCGCTGTTGGCTGGCTGGGAAGAGGCCGAGGAAACCTATCATCTGTGGACCCGCCAAGGACGTTTGAGCGACTTCAAGGTCGCTAACCGCGTTGGCCTGGGCTCGTTCTCGACGCTTCGCGAAGTGCGTCCGGGTGCTGAATACAAGTACATCACCCTGGGTGACACCGGCGAAACGATCCGCCTGGCCACCTACGGCGAGATTTTCAGCATCAACCGCCAGGCGATCATCAACGACGACCTCGACGCCTTGAGCGCGATCCCGCGTCTGATGGGCGCCGCTGCTCGGGCCACCATCGGGGATCTGGTGTATGACACCCTGATCAACAACGGCAAGATGAAGGACGGTAAACCACTGTTCGACGCTTCCCGGAAAAACCTGTTCACCGGTGCCGCCTCGGCGCTGTCGATCGCGGCAATGAGCGCGGCCAAGACCGCCATGGCGCTGCAGAAGGGCAAGCCTGCCAAGGAAGGCGAAAAGACCCGCACGCTCAATGTGCGTCCGGCTTACCTGTTGTGTCCGGTTGCCCTGGAAGATCAAGCCAACCAGCTGATCCGCTCGACGTCGGTACCGACCGCGCAAGTCAACGCCGGTGTGGTCAACCCAATCCAGAACTTCGCCCAGGTAATCGGCGAGCCGCGTCTGGACGACAATTCGTCGACGTCCTGGTACCTGGCTGCGAAGCAAGGGAGCGACACCATCGAAGTCGCCTATCTGGACGGTGTCGATACGCCGTATATCGACCAGATGGAGGGCTTCACCAGTGACGGTATCGCGACCAAGGTCCGTATCGACGCCGGTGTTTCGGCGCTCGATACGCGCGGCCTGAACAAGTCCGTCGGCGCGTAACCCGCGCTCGATGCCAAACACCCCGCTTATGCGGGGTTTGTTGTTTCTGGATAGGAAGAAAACGATGGCTACAAACTTTGTGACCAGTGGCGATACCGTCACCTTGCCAGCCCCCACCGGTGGTTCGGTGGCGGGGGTTCCCCAAGTGATCAATAACCTGGCCGTAATGCCCATGCAGTCCGGTCCCAAGGGGACTTTGATTGTGTACCGCACAAATGGAAGCTGGAGCGTACCGGCCGACGCGGCCCTTAAAGCCGGCATGAAGGCCAGCGTCAAAGCGGGCGCCCTGGTGCCTGACGGTACTGCCGATTCTTTCCCTTATGGCAAGGTTCTCTCCGATTCCATCGGTGGCTTCGCCGAAGTGTTGATTGTGCAGTAATGCCGGCCGCGACCTTTCGCGACCGCATGGCCCAGCTGGATCGCCGGATTCTGAGTCGCGTGGGTGACCCCGCGACTTTGGAGGACGGCACCCCATTGCTTGGCGCCTTCGACAATCCGTTTCTTGATCCTCAGTTTGGGGCCAAGGGCGGGGCCGGGCGCTTGGGTATGACGGTCAATGCCGATGCTGTGCGCGAACCCACCTTTACCTTGCCGGCCGCTGATGCGGTCGGCCTGGTTAAAGGGGTGGTCCTGATTGTGAACCTGCCGGCGGCCGAAGGTGGCGGGCGGTACAAGGTCGTCCGCCCTGAACCGGACGGTAGCGGCCTGGTGGCCCTGGTGCTGGAGGTAGAGCGTGAGCGAACCGCAGATATTACCTAGCGAACTGACCCGGCTGCACGACGCAATGACGCCGGCTATCGCCGCCGCGATGCCGCAGGTGGTGTACGTCAAGGACTACCCAGTCCTTGAAGAGGGCATGCCACTGCCGGCGCTGCTTTACGCGGTGACCAATCTGGTCCCGGGGGAAGATCCGGGCGACGGGCGTGTCTGCGTGTTGGCGACGTTCGAGGCCTGCATATTGGTCGAGTCGTCACGGGATAGGGCGCCTCTACAGGCGGCCGTTCTGGCGGGAAAATTGGTAAAGCTGTTGCACTACCAGTATTGGGGTCTCGACTTTGTCGACCATGTGCGGGACGTGCAGGCGATGCCTACGGATTCGATACCTGCGCTCGATCACTGTTCCGCCTGGTCGGTACAGTGGCGGCAACCGGTCTACCTGGGCGACACCGAGTGGTTATGGGCTGATGAGCCGCCGGGGACGCTGGTGTTTGCCTTTCATCCCGATACGGGTCCTGGTAGCGAGTCCGGCTATATCGGGCCTGGAGATATTGGATGAGCTACGCCAGTGCGCAACATGACCGCATGTTGTCCGGCTTGATTATTCCTTGCCGCGTGGTTGGGGTGGATCTGGCGGCCGGCATGGTGCGCGTGTCTGACGGTGGCGACTGGACCAGCGCCTGGGTGCGCTGGCACAGCCTTGCTGCTGGTAAGGCGCGTCACTGGCGCTCGCCAAGCCTTGGTGAACAGGGGGCGCTTATAAGTCCGAGCGGTGACCCAGCTCAAGGCACGTTCGTGCCAGGCCTGTATGGAAATGCTGGTGGGCAGCCGGATAATCGCGACCATGTCGAGGTTTGGCGTTTTGATGATGGCGGTTCGTTGGTTTACGACTGGCAGGCGAGTAGCTACAGCATCACCTTGCCAAGCGGCACCGTGACAACCAAGGTCGGAGCTACCGAGGTGGTCGTTACGGATAACGCCGTAGCTGTGGAAAGCGTAAACATCACCCTGACAGGGGCGGTGAAGATCGATGGAGCGTTACTCGTAACGGGCAACATCGGTGCCGCCGGAAACATTATGGCGGCAGGGAATAGCGACAACCACCACTCCCACTAATCAACCTTACAGCCCGCCGAGTGCGGGCTTTTTTGTGCCTGGAGTAAATATGAGCGCCAAGAAAGCAACCGCCGCGCCTGGTGCGCTGGCGGCAGTTACCTATGCCGACAAGGTATTCACCTCGCGAACTCTCTTTCTGCCGGCGGGTCGTCCCCTGGTCGTCGTCCGTGGGGGTGTCAGTGTCCCGGGGGACGACGCCGAGGCGCTGGCGTATCTGGAGCAGCACCCGGAATTTGAAAAGCTGCAGGAGTAATCCCCCATGATCGGAATGGACCGACGCACGGGGCAGCCGCTGTCCGGTCAGGGGCATTTGCGGCAGAGCATTGAGGACATCCTTAGCACGCCTGTGGGCGGCCGCCGGATGCGTCCGGAGTACGGAAGCAATTTGCGCCGCTATGTCGACCTACCGGTTAGCGATGGCTGGAAAAGCGCCGTACAGGCCGAGGTTGCCCGGGCGCTGGGCCGCTGGGAACCCCGTTTGAAGTTGGAGCGGGTCAGGGTCACCGCTGTGCAGGGCGGGCAAATCACCCTGCAGTTGACGGGCACTTACACCGGTGACGGCGTAGTTCTGGAGGTAAGCGCATGAGCACAATCGACCTATCTGCGTTACCGGCGCCGCAAGTGTTGGAAAGCTTGGACTTTGAAGAGCTGTATCAAGGTGAACTGGCCGCTTTTCGCGAGTACATGGGTGACAACTGGACCGCCTTACTTGAAAGCGATCCGGTGACCAAGCTGTTGGAGCTTGGCGCCTATCGGCGCATGCAAAACCGGGCGCGGGTCAATGACGCGGCCAAGGCGCTTTTCCTCGCGTATGCCACCGGTGCTGATCTGGTGCAATTGGCTGCCAACGTCAACCTTGAGCGTCTGGTAATTCAGCCCGAGGACTTAACCGCCGTACCGCCGGTGCCGGCCGTGCTGGAGAGTTACGACGCGCTGCGCGAGCGTGTCCAGCTCAGGTATGAGGGGTTGACCACGGCCGGTCCGCGCAATAGCTACATTTTGCATGCCCGTAACGCCTCGGGTCTGGTGGCAGACGCTACGGCCGAAAGTCCGGCGCCGGCGGAGGTTGTGGTGACAGTGCTGTCCTTGGAAGGTGACGGGACGGCCAGCCCCGGGCTGTTGGCCGAGGTAGACGCTTATCTCAACGATGAAGATCGACGGCCGGTTGCCGATCGGCTGACGGTGCAGGGCGCTGAGATCCTGCCTTACCGGATCGATGCCGTGGTGTACATGGCCGGCACGGGCCCGGAGAACGAGGCAGCGCTTGCCGAGAGTCGGGCACGGTTGCAGGCCTGGATTAACCCCCGGCGTCGCTTGGGGGTTGAGGTGGCCCGGTCGGCGATCGATGCGCAGGTCCATGTCAGTGGGGTGGCCCGCGTAGAAATCCCCGGATGGCAGGACATCAAACCAACCAAGGCCCAAGCGGCATGGTGCTCGGGCTTCACCGTAACGCGGGGTGGCTGATGAAAAGCTTGCTTCCCCTCAACAGTACCCAGCTCGAACGAGCCATTGAGGCGGCTACTGATGAAGCGACCGAGGTGCCGCTTAAGACGCTGTACAACCCGGACACTTGCCCGGCGCACCTGCTTTACCAGCTGGCTTGGGCCTGGTCCGTGGATCGCTGGGACGAGGCCTGGTCCGAAGAGGTCAAGCGCTCGGTTATCCGTTCTTCGTTCTACGTCCATGCCCATAAGGGAACCATCGGCGCCTTGCGTCGTGTGGTAGAGCCGTTCGGCTACCTCATTGAGGTGGTCGAGTGGTTCGAAACCCAGCCCCTGGGAGTGCCGGGAACGTTTGCCTTGAAGATAGGCGTTTCTGATGAAGGCATCAGCGACGAAACCTATCAGGAGCTGACATGGCTGATTGATGACGCCAGGCCGGTCAGCCGCCACATGACGGGATTGGCAATCAGCCTTGAAACCCGAGGAAACCTAAACATTGGTGTTGCTCTTTATGAGGGCGACGAAATCGATGTGTACCCGCCTGCTATGCGTGACATTGAAGTTACGGGATCCATCGGCATTGCTGGCCGGGAGCACACCATAGATACCCTGGATGTTTACCAATGATTGATCAGACTTCGCAGTTTTTCGCCATTCTCACGACTGTGGGCGCGGCGAAACAGGCAAACGCCGATGCGCTTGGCGTTCCGTGGAAACTCACTGAAATGGGCGTAGGCGATGCCAATGGCACCGACCCAACCCCCAACGCGGCTCAAACAGCGCTCATAAACGAATGGCGCCGCCGGCCGTTGAATCAACTGTTCGTTGACCCCCTCAACCCTGCTGTGATCGTGGCCGAGCAAGTTATCCCGGCCGACGAGGGTGGCAAGTGGATTCGGGAAATGGGTTTGTACGACGCTGACGGGGATCTGGTCGCCGTCGCGAACTGCCCGCCAAGCTTCAAGCCCGTCATGACGCAAGGCTCCGGCCGGGTCCAAGTCGTGCGGATGAACTTCATCGTTGGCAGTGCGGGCAACATCACACTAAAAATTGACCCGTCGGTGGTGCTGGCAACGCGGGAGTTCGTCGAGCGGCGGATTATTGAAGAGCTGTACAAGCTGGATAACAAGCAGTCAGTACGCGCAGCGACTACGGCCAATATCGCGTTGACCGGGCTTCAGGCCGTCGACGGCATTAGCTTGCAGGCGGGCGACCGAGTGTTGGTGAAAAACCAAGTGTCGGCGAAGGATAATGGCATTTACATTGTCGGCGTGGCGGCATGGCAGCGTGCGGCGGATGCTGACAGCAGTGCTGAAGTCACGTCGGCGATGATTCTGTCAGTCGAGCAGGGCGCCACTCTGGCCGACACTCGCTGGCAGTTGGTCACCGACGGAACAATCGTCTTGGGTACCACGGCCTTGGCGTTCCAGAACATCACGCAAGGCTTTGCGCCACTTAGTTCGCCTGCGCTGTTGGGTATCCCTACGGCCCCTACAGCTGCGCCTGCTGCGAATAACTCTCAGATTGCTAACACTGCTTTCGTCAGGGCAGCACTGAGTTCCGTTGGCCTTGGTGATGTTTCGCTGCTCGCAAATATCGCCGATATGAACGACGTAACGGTCCCGTCAGGAATTTACTACGTCAGCGGTGGCTCAACGCTCAATAATCCTGTACCTACGGCCAACGGTACGGTGATTCACAGGATTTACGGGGGCGGTGGCCTGCAAATCTACCAAACCTATGCAAATAACGAACTTTACTGGCGTCGAAGAACCCCGACGCAATGGGAGCCTTGGAACTCCATAGCATCGCTGGATAGCCCCGTGTTTGTTGGTAATCCAACTGCACCTACACCGGCGCAGTTCGATAAAGACAAATCGCTGGCAACTACCGAGTTTGTAAAGAGGACGGGGCTCGAATACGGGGATTACACCAACTACGGGGCGACGGCGACGCTAACCGCCGCTGATATTGGCAAGGTGTCGGCGTTTGCTAGCGCGGGGCCGATGACCGCCACGCTGCCAACTGGCCCAACGATTCCTCGGGGAGCGGTAGTCAAGATTCTGTGTGCTGGGGGGTCGGTGACGGTAACGGTCGCGGCGGGTGACTCGATCGATGCGGTGAACATTATTGGTAACATCCCAATGGCCTTGGGTGATACCGCCGAGTTTATTCGTATCGGTTCGCTGTGGCGGTTGATCGGCGGCAGTGTCTTGCTGAAATACTCGGCCGTCATGTCTGGCCCTAACTGGATCACTCCGCCGCAGTTCGATAAAAGCAAATCGCTGGCGACCGCTGAGTTTGTACAGCGAAGTGGGCTCCAATACTCTGGATTTCTGTCGTTCCAGGGCGCGTTAACTGGGCAACTAACGCATATTGGTGGGGTGGTTCATTTCCACGGATCCGGCTCCAACTCATACAGTTTGCCCGATAGCGCCGTGAATGGCCTGCCTGTGGGAGCCACCATCAGGCTGCAAAATTGGGGTATAGGCCCGATGGCTCTGGCGGTCCAGGGCACAGATAAAATGCAAGAAAATATAGACAACTCACCGACCGGCGCTAACCGATCTATCCCGCCGGACACTTACGTGGACTGTATATATATTGGCGCTCGCAATTGGCTTCTTGCTGGCACGGGTGTGGTTGCGAAAACGCGGCCGTGGGGATGCTCGCTTGGGCAATCTTGGCATCAGAAGTTGCCGTCGGGCTTGATCATTCAGTCCTTTACCGCGCAATTTTCGGCGGCAGCTAAATCCGCCGCTTTTAACCTGCCCATTGCTTTCCCCTCTGCGCACTTTGGATGCACCGTGACCCTGACTGATAGTGCGATCTATGACAGCAGCGGTAGTCCGTTCGCAGCAGGAATGCCAAACGGGCTCGGTCAAGTGCTCCTGCAGTCCAATTACACGGCCAGTCAATCGGCATTGCGTGTACTGGCTTTTGGGATGTAAGGAGATAAACGCATGATTTTTTCGAGCAAGACCACTGGTTTGTTTCATGACTCAGACATTGGTGGCGAGCTTCCTGAGGACGCTATTGAGATATCGCCTGAGTTGCATGCAGAGCTTTTAAGCGGCCAGTCGGACCTTATCCGAATCAGCTTTGATACGGATCCTCCGTCGCTTGTCACACGGCCACCAATGAGCGCCGATCAGTTAGCCGAAATCGAACGCACTTGGCGAGACAGCCAATTGGCGAGCACTGACGGCATGGTTGCACGCCACCGCGACGAGTTGGAGGGTGGGGGCACACCTACGTTGACGCCGGAGCGATACACCGAGCTGCAGGCATATCGCCAAAAGTTGCGTAACTGGCCGGAGGCTGGCGAGTTTCCATTGTCGGAGCACCGGCCCAGTCCGCCGGAGTGGTTGGCTAACGATCCTCAATAAACGCCCCGCATTGTCGGGGCGTTTTCTTTTCTGCTTCACCCAAACAGAGCCCCGCATTGCGGGGCTTTTTCGTATCTGGAGAATCTATGAGCGGTTTCTTTCACGGCGTTACCGTAACGAACGTCGACACCGGCGCGCGCGTCATTTCGTTGCCGTCGTCCTCGATCATTGGCTTGGTGGATACCTTCGTGCCGGCGCCGGCGAACAGCGCACAGCCCAATGACCTGGTGATGATCACCAACGAGCGCGAGGCGATCGCCGCGTTCGGTGCTGACTCCGAAATCACCAAAGCCTGTAAGGCGATCTACACCCGCGCCAAGGCGGTGATCGTTGCCTGTGGCGTGGCCAAGTTGGCCGATCCGGCTGAACAGACTTCGGCAATCATTGGCGGGGTGTTGGCCAATGGCAAACGTACCGGCCTGCAAGCGCTGCTGGACGGTAAAAGCCGTTTCAATGCACAGCCGCGGCTGTTGGTCGCTCCGAAGCACAGTTCAACGCTGGCCATCGGTACCGCCCTGGTCGCACTGGCTGACAAGCTGCGCGGCCTGGCCATCCTCGACGGCCCGAATACTACCGATGAGGCGGTGATGGCTTACGCCGAAAACTTCGGCGCCAAGCGGGCGTTTCTGGTCGACCCGGGGGTTCAATACTGGGACACCACGGCGAGCGCCACGGTCGATGCCCCGGGCTCTGCCTGGGTGGCAGGCTTGTTTGCTTGGACTGACAGCGAGTACGGCTTCTGGGCCTCGCCTTCGAACAAAGAGTTTGTCGGCATCACCGGTACCACGCGCCCGATCGAATTTTTGGACGGTGACGAAACCTGCCGGGCCAACCTGCTCAATAACGCCAATATCACCACGATCATTCGCGATGACGGTTTCCGCCTGTGGGGTAACCGGACCTTGTCGAGCGATCCGAAATGGGCGTTTGTCACCCGTGTGCGGACGATGGATATCGTCATGGACGCGATCCTCTACGGCCACAAGTGGGCGGTCGACCGCTCCATTACCGCGACCTACGTCAAGGACGTGACCGATGGCCTGCAGGCCTTCATGGGCGACCTGAAGAATCAGGGCGCAATTATCAACTTCGAGGTGTTTGCCGATCCGGTGCTGAACACGGCCAGCCAGTTGGAACAGGGCAAGGTGTTCTGGAACATTCGGTTTACCGATGTGCCGCCGGCAGAAAACCCCAATTTCCGCGTAGAGGTCACCAATCAATGGTTGACCGAAGTCCTCGATTCCGCCGCTTAAGGAGCGATTGCAATGGGTATGATTCCCCAAACATTGGCCAACATGAACCTGTTTGTCGACGGCGTCAGCTTCCAGGGCGACGTGCCGAGCCTGACGCTGCCCAAGCTCACGCTCAAGATGGAAGAGTTTCGTCCCGGCGGCATGGATGCCCCGGTGGAGTTGGACATGGGTATGGAAAAGCAAGAGGCCAGCTTTACCACCACTGGCGTGCGCCGCGAGTCGTTGAAGTTCTTCGGCTTGCGCGATGGCACCGCCTTCAATGGTGTGTTTCGAGGGGCCTACAAGGGCCTCAAGGGCAAAATTACTCCGGTGATTGTCACGCTGCGCGGCAGCTTGAAAGAGGTCGACATGGGCGACTGGAAGCCGGGCGACAAGGCCGAGATTAAGCATGGCGTTGCGCTGACCTATTACAAGCTGGAAGTCGACGGTCGCACCGTCTACGAAATCGACCCAATCGGCATGCGCCGGGTAATCGATGGCGTCGACCAATTGACCGAACAGCGTTCCGCCCTGGGCCTCTGAAACATCCTCTTTTTTGCCGCTGCGCCTTTGCTGGGCGGCGGCTTACCCGTCTTCATAAGGATACCTTCCCATGAGCAATACCAAGCCTGAAATCAAAATCCCGAGCTTCCTCACCATTACCGATACCGGTGTCCTCGTGAAGCTGAAAAAGCCCGTAGAGGCAAACGGTGTGATGGTCGATGTGCTGACCATGCGCGAACCAACGATTCGTCAACTGCGTTCGGCCAAAACTACCAGCGGTGGCGATAAGGAAGTGGAGGAAATGAATCTGTTTTCCTCTCTGACGGAGATCAGCGTGGCGGACCTCGACAACATGGGGTCGATCAATTACGGCCGCCTGCAGGAGGGTTATTTTTGCGTGGTCACGGATAGCGAGCTTTGACTTGAGCGTGCAAAAGCGGCTGGCCAAACGCTTGGCCGCTGAGCTGAATTTTTCCGCGCATGAAATCCAGGCTATGCCGTTTTCCGAGATGGTTTGGTGGCTTTCGGATTGAGCCAGGGGGTAGTCGATGGCAAATAAGCGGGCGTTAGAGCTGGTGATTGGCGGCACCGTCAGTTCGACGGTTGGGTCTGCCTTCAACTCGGTTGAAAGCCGTATCAAAAAGCTCGAGGAAAAAGGCAACAAAGCCAAAGTCCTCAAAAACACCATTGGCGAAACCATTCGGCTTCGCGATGAATGGAAGAAGGCGCACGAAACCGGCGCGGCCTCGGCTGACGGTCTGTTGCGCAAGCTCAACGGTAACCTTGACGCGCTGCGTAAGCAGGGCGTTGAGGTGGGTAAGCTGGGGCAGGAGTACCAGCGCCTTGGTCGCACGGCCAAAGCGGCGGATCTACAGATAAAGGGGCAGCAGCAGCTCGACGCGGGAAAAAAGGGACTCAAGTCAGACATGGGTCACGCTGTCGTCGGCGCTGGCCTGGCCGCTGTGCCCACGAAGATCAGTGCGGACTATCAAGCGATTATCCGGGACATCGCCATCAAGGCGGATGTGGTCAACAAGCCACAAGAGGCCCAGTTGAGCCGTACCGTCATTCAGACGTCGCAAGATACCGGGATGGCCCGTAACGACGTCGCGGATCTGGTCAACCAGTTGGTTGGCGCCGGCATGGATCTTAAACAAGCCATGGCATACGCGCCGACGGCGGCGAAATTCGCCATCGGCCAGGGCGCGTCTGGTGTCGACACGGCCAGCATGATCATGGCGCTGCAGCAGAACGCCAAGATCACCGATCCGAAAGTGATGCAACAGGCCCTTGAGGCCATCGCTTACCAAGGCCAGGCGGGCAGCTTTGAGGCCAGCGACATGGCCCGCT